CGTTTACCTCGGACTCGATTGCATTCGCATCGCGCCCGCTGCCTGCCAGTGACGCCAATGCGATGACCGACACGCTCGTTGACCCGGTATCTGGATTGGCCGTGCGGCTCGAAACGATGCGCGGATGGATGCAAGACCTGTGGGTTGTCAGCGCGCTCTGGGGCGTCAAGGCAGTTCGCAGCGAAGGCATCGTCAAGATCCTCGGCTAACCCCGAGTGATCTTCCTCGTGACGCGGCTGCCTCATCCGGCCGCGTCGCATTGACTCCAGCGCGAGGCGACCAGTGGCAGCGATCCCGACCATCATCTACCTGGGTAGCGAGACGATCACCGGCACCACTGCCACGGTCACACCGCAGCCAGGATACCCGCTCACGGCGGGGCTGCCGCTGTCGCCTGCGGACCTGTTCCTCACCGGCCTGGGCGATCCCAAGCTGACGCTGGATGTCGGCAACGACTCCACGGCCAAGGTCTGGTGGGATGGCAAGTCTGGCACGCCAGGATCGGAAGGCGCCAACGCGACAACTGGGCAGTTCGTCGTCGCTGCATCGCCATCGCCGACCACTACCACGTTCACCTTGACCGGCGCCGCGTTCGCCGGCGACTTGACCGGCAAGAAGGTCTACTTCGACGAGACATCCAACGCAGCCCTGGCGCCTGCTGGACTCGAGCGAACGATCGCCAGTCATACGGCCACGGCCATCACGATCACGCCTGCGCTGCCGGTTGCCCCGTCTGCCGGCGACGTGATGCACATCGCCACAGGTGCATGGCGCCGATACAACCCAGTGCGCTCTGGCTACAACCCGACGATCGGGCAGAACAAGGGCACGCTGGGTGATAACTGGTTCCAGTCTACCCCTGGCAACTTCGGCCCGTCGATCAAGCTCATGGAGCGGCTCAACGAGCTGTATCCAACGTCGCCCTACTTCCGGGTCTTCAAACAGGCTTTCGATACCGGCATCGCGCAGATGGTTACCGGTGGCACTGCATGGACATCATTCGTAGCCGAGTGGGACAAGGCGGAGTTGGCCTATGACGCGGACACAGCCGACATCAAAGGCATCGTTCTCGACTTCGCCCACGAGGACATCCAACTCGACAACGAGAGTTACTTCGGCCAGCTGTTCCTGGTCCTGACGCAGATCCGAGCCAAGTTCGGAACCACTGTCCCCATCTTCCTCGTCAACCCGCACGCGGAGATCGGCAACGTCTCGCACCTCTACAGCGTAGGTGGCGGCCCATTGGCCGAGACTGTGCGCCAGTGGACGCGGGTCATGGCCAACACCGACCCCGGCGATGGCAGCGACGACTACGTCCGGCTGATTGACGCAAACGCCCTGAACCCGGCATTGCTGACAGACGCGACCGGATACGACGTGCCGTCAGTTCTGACGCATGGCGTGCAGATCGCAAACGCGATCGAGGCTTATCACGCAGCTGCACCGACTGTGGCGCCAGGAACCGGCATCGCCACATACATCATGCTCGGCGACTCGCAAGCAGTCGGGCAGATCGAGTTGAACTTCATCGTCGCGGAAGGGTCGGAAGAGTTGCTTGGCCCGAGTCCTGGCACGGTCAGGCAGGACCAGTGGGTCTACAACGGCGACAACGAGACGATCGAGCTATACGACGTAACTGCCAACGACAACGCCAACGGTGCTCCGGCAAGCGGATACGCTGGACCTAGCTGCACTTTCCTGGCTCGGCTGGCAGAGGAACACCCGAACGGCGTGCTGCTGCTCAAGGTTGCGCAGGGTGGCGCATCACTCACTGTCGAAGGTCAAGACGACATAGGCATCGAGTCGTTTGACATCACGCTCACAGATAGCCTGTGGAGCGACACTAAGACGTGGTGGTCCGAGGTCATCGCCAAGGTCTACTCGCAGCTATCGAGGACGCTAGACGTTCGTGGTGTTGCCGCGCTGCTAGGTGACAACGACGTGATGTCGTCCACCGCCGCTGCGGCATTCGCTACGAAGCTGGCGGATACGGTCGCCGCATGGCGCGAGACGTTCCAGACGCGCTCAGAGGGTTCGCTCTCGGTCGCGATGCAGGAGATCCCGAAGCATGTCGACGAGGGCGGATACAGCACTCGAGGCACGTTTGCGGATCGGTCGACCGTCCGGGCGGCTGTTGCGCAGCTAGCCACGACGGACGCCAAGTTCGCGGTATCTGCGGACACCGGCTTCCGGCTCAAGCGCGACAACATCCACTGGAGCGGCGAGGCCAACTTGCAGATCGGCAGGCAGCTTGCCGAGACGCTGATCGCACTGAACAGCGATGAAGGCGAGACAGATACGACAACGTCGACCCTGTCTAGTTCCGCCGCCTTCACCGTCGAAGCCGGGAGCGGGGCAACGGATGCGAACAGCTACGCCACCGTCGCATTCGGCGATAGCTACTTCGCGACGCGCAGCAACCCGGCAACATGGACGGGAGCTACCACGATCGAGAAGCAGAACGCTTTGCGCGAGGGCACCGCATATCTGGACGATGTCCACGGCGGATCGTGGCGCGGCACTGTCTTGACGCTGACGCAGGCATTGACCTGGCCGCGCATGGGCGCCGTCGACTCTGACAGCAACCTTCAATACAACAGCGACGTAATCCCGCGCCGGCTGCAAGAGGCTTGCGCAGAGCTTGCCATCCGTCACCTGTCCGGCATCAGCCTCCGGCCTGACCTTGCCGCTGGGACTGACAACATCTCGTCGTCGTCGTTCTCGATCGGGCCGATCTCGGTCAGCGAGTCGTTCGCCGGTCAGCAGGGGACACATCCACGCTTCCCGATCGTCGAGAGCAAGCTGCGCGGTCTGCTGTCCTACTCATCGAGCAAGTCGATGGTGAGGATCACCCGGTGACCGCTCTGACCGACAAGCTTGCAACGAAGACGCTTGCCGCAATCACGCGGTTCGGCGCATCGGCAACGCTTGTCGTTCCCAATGGCACATACGAAGCGGGTGAAGTGACCGAAGTTCCGACATCTGTCTCCGTGACGCTTGTGGGGCCAGTCGACGAAGCAAAGCGATATGCAGCGACTGGGGCCGCTACGACTGTCACGGGGACGTTCTACATGGCGGCCAGCGGCTTGGCGGTCGCGCCGAGCAATGGGCACCGAATCGAGTTCGGCGCGCGCACGTTCGCAATCATCGCAACCACGACCTACGAGCTACAGGGCGTTGCGCTGGCCTATCAGGTCGACGTGGGGGAGATCGGCGATGACTGACGCACGAGGCTTCGGCCTGGACATCAGCAAGTGGATCAAGGAGACGGTTCCGGCTCGCGTTGCGGAGGTGCAGCGAACCATCGTCGCCGAGGCGTTGACGTTGATCGTGCAGGCCACGCCGGTAGGCAACCACACCAAGTGGAAGGCCAACATCCTGCGACGGCGCAGGGCGGGCCGAGAAGGTCGCGCAGCAGGTAGTGGAGAGCCGCTTCCGAGGGGCTACGTGGGTGGCCACGCTCGAAAGAACTGGCAGGTGACCATCGGCGCATCAAGCTCCCGGCCGCTGTCAGGCGTAGACGCGAACGGGTCAGAGGCTCTGCGGATCGGCTACGACGTAGCCGCAAGTATCAAGTCTCCAACGATCGCCTACATCGGCAACCCGCTGCCATACATGTTCAGGCTGGAGAACGGGTGGTCCAAGCAGGCGCCGCGAGGCATGGTCGCGCAAGCGGTCGCAGCCATCTCCGCCAAGTATGCGAGGGTGCAGTGAGCTTCGCCGACATCCTGACCGCTGTTCGCAACCGGTTCGATACCGAGGTCGCGACGCCGCAATCTCTGCGGGTCATCCACGACAACGCGCCCGAGCCATCTGGCCGCGTGCAGTCATGGTGCCGCTTCTCGGTGCAGATCGACGGCACGAGCCAAGTCAGCATGGGGCAGGTTCGCCACAGGTCGGTCGGATCGGCAACCGCGCTGTTGTTCTCGCCGATCGCCAAGGGTGACGCGGCCGTGCTCGCTATCGCCGACTTGGTCATCGCAGCATTCCAGGGGCAGCGCATCGCCGACCCCGACATCACCTTTACGCCTTCGCCGTCTGTTCTCGGCGTGGCAGAGCAAGACGAAGCATGGTGCCGGCGCACCGTGCGAATCCCCTTCCGCGCCGACGTGGTGACACCATGAGCGACAGTAACAGGATCAGAGTATCCATCGTTGAGGAGTCAACATTCGGCGTCACGCCAGCGACTCCTGCCTTCCAAGTCCTGGCCACGACGGGCGTCAGCCTGCGCGACCGCATCGGCTATCAGCAGTCGCGGACGATCAACAACGATCGCAACTTGCAGGACATCATCCGCCTGAGCAAGTCTGGTGGTGGTGGCATCCCGATGGAGTTGACCTACTCGCCGACGACCGAGGGGCTGGAGTTGATGATTCGCGGCGCTTTCGCTGCGACAGAGACAGCCGCATTCACTGAGTTGGGAGTCACGACAGTCGCCGGAACCAAGACCATTTCGAAGTCTGGTGCAGAGTTCGTCACTGACGGGATCGAGGTCGGCGACATCGTCAAGACCACCGAGGGGCTGGCCGCAGACCTTGGATACTTCAAGGTCACTGCCGTTGCAGAGGAACTGATCACTGTCGAGGCCGACGCGAACTTCACCGGGGACGCAACCGGCGACATGAGCGTCACTCGCGGCGCACGACTCAAGAACGGCACCACGCAGAAGTACTACACGATCGAGGTTGCATACCTAGATAACCAGAAGGCGCGACTGTTCACGGGCTGTGTCATCGACTCGATGGACCTGACTGTTGCCGACGAGGCGATCACCACCGCGAACTTCTCGATTCAGGCAGCCAGCTCGACGTTCGTCAACTCTGCCGTCTCAACCGACGTGTTCATCACTGGCGCCACCTACACGGACCCAACCGTCGCGCCAGTGCTCGACTCAATCGGCATCCCTGAGATTCGGTCGGGAGGTGCTGCATACGTCGCCAAGTCGATCAACATGGCATTCTCCAACAACGCATCGCCAAGGACTCAGATCGGCGCGCTAGGTGCTCAGTCGATGCGCTTCGGCGAGTTCGGTGCCAGTGGCCGCATCACCGCCTACCTCGAAGACTTCACCGCGTTGGAGGCTTACGCAGGAAACACGTCCACGGACATCTGGTTCGTTGCCGAGGACGAGAACGCCAAGGGCTACTCGCTCTCGCTGCCCCAGGTCAAGTTCTCCGATGCCGGCGCAGATGTCAGTGGCAGCAACACCGACGTGCTGGTCGACCTGGCGGCCACGGCCATCAAAGACCCAGTCGAGCTATGCACCGCCCGCTTGCAGAGGTGGGATTGATGCTTGAGCTTTCAGGCATCAAGGTGGACACGCAGAAGCTCGACAAGGGCGCGTGGTGGGTCGTTCGCATGGAAGGCGGGGAACTGATCGGCAACCCCGTCGACAAGCCGAAGGACGACGACGCGGCCCTGCTGATCGTCCCAAGCGGCTACGCATTCGAGCGGCAGTCGGAGCGTGAGCGCGAGCCACACTTGACGAAGCTGCGCGGCGGCGATCTCAGCGACTCCGAGCGTGACTCGTTGATGAACAAGATCACCGGGACAGCGGTTGCGAAGAAGATCCTGCGCGGCTGGCAGAACATCACGGTGAACGGTGAGGCGGTCATCTGGACCGAAGAGAAAGCCACCGAGTTGCTCGTGCAGCGCGAGTGGAAGTTCCTCCTCGACTTCTGCCTTGCGGCAGCCGGCCACCGTCAAGCAACACTCGCAGCGCAGGAGGCGGAAGCAGCGGGAAACTCGTAGACGTTCTGCTGTGGAACCTACGGCACAGCAAGGACGGCAACTTCGCCCGTAGGCGCGCCGAGTGGCTGGCCAAGCGCGGCAAGGCATTCGTCGACATCCCAGATCCGCCAAGACTGTTTGAAGACCTGACACCCATATGGCAAGCATGGAACACACTCCACATGAGCAGACCAGTCGGAATGAGTCCGTCTGGCATTCCGTGGTCGGAGTTGTCCCGCTATGCAGAGGACCACGATCGTCACGGCGAGGAGCGGCTGCGCTTCTGTCGGCTGCTGCATCAACTGGATGTCGTCTGGCTAGCCGAGATGGCGAAGCAAAGGAGCAAGCCTGATGCCAGTTCTGGAGCTGGGAGTGGACGCGAGAGGGATCAGGCAAGGACTGACCGACGCAGACCGGGCACTCGACCAAACCGCGAAGAAGGCGCAGCAGGCTGAGTCATCCGTCAAGCGGATGGGCACCACTGCCCAGGCATCCGGCAACAACCTGTCGGCTGCATTCGCTGCGACCGGCGGCGGCCTGTCGGTCACTCGTGGCCTGGTCAGCATCGGCGACGGCTTCAAGAGTGCGAACCTCGGCATGGCCACGTTCGCTGCATCGCAGGCGCTGCTAGACATCGGGCGCCTGTCTGCGGACATGGCTGCCGTCTCGTCGGCCACAGGCGCGGCAGGCGGCGCGTTCTCGAAGCTGGGCGCCATCATCAAGGCGAACCCGTTGCTGACGATCGCGACCATTCTAGCGGGCGCTGCGACGGCCATGGGGCTATTCGGCAAGGAAACCAAAGAGACCGCCGACGAATGGGATCGACTCGGTAAGGCGATCAAGGACGCAAGGCTCGGCAGCCAGGTGAAGGACTTCCTTGGCATATCGAACAACCGAGGCGGCGAACTGTCGTCGCTCGAGAGCCTGGTCGGCGGCTACCTCAAGCAGCCAGCATACGGAACGACATCAATCAGCGATCTGCGCAAGCAAGCTGGATTGACGCAACCGCAAGTCGAGAGCGCAGCCTTTCGCGGCGGTGCATTCGTCAACTTCGACCCGAGCCAAGGCAGCGCCCAGAAGATTACGAACACGGCAGCGGCAGCCATCCTGCGCCAGATCTACAAGGACATCAGCGCGCAGGTGACCGCGTCTAGCGGGTCCGCACCTGGATCGTCAGTCGCGTTCGGTGGTGGGCTATTCGGCTCGCAGTTCGGTGGATCGCCGAACTTCTACCCTGGACCGCGCAACGCTCAGGACATCGAGAACCAGCGCATTGCGCAGTTCCGGCAGACGCAGCGCCAAGGCGGCTCGCTCGTGTTCGGCCAAGGCGCACTCGGCCCGAACCAGTTCGACGTGAACTTCGGCGGCCCAAGCACAGCCGGAGACCTGATCCGCCAATCGCCTGCGGAGCGCGCACAGATCGACGCAGCCATCCGAAACCGAAACATCGAGGAAGCGCAGCGCGCCATGGACGAACTAGTCCAGACGGGCCGCGAGTTCGGCGCGACCATCGGCGACGCATTCTTCAACGTGGCCAGCGGCACGCAGAGCGCACGCCAGGCACTTGCCTCGCTCGTCCTCGACTTTAGTCGAGCAGCATCGCGGCAGACGTTCGCGAACATCTTCGGGGCTGCATCGGCTGGGTTCGGCAAGACCGGCGCCCAGGTGGCAGCAGACACGCCGCCACCAGGCGGCAGCAACATCCAACTACGCCCGCAGTAATGGCATTCCACGACGTATCCCTGCCAAGCGGCATCCAATACCAGAGCGTGGCAGGCGCCGGGTTTCAGACCATCGTGCAGGAGTCCGCGAGCGGCCACGAGTATCGCATTGCTCGCCAGGCGCAAGGGCGCCATCGGTTCACCATCCGCAAGGAGTTGCAGACCGAGGCAGAGGCCAAGGCGCTCAAGGCGTTCGCGCTCGGCCGCCGTGGTTCGCTACACAGCTTCCGGCTCAAGGACTGGAGCGACTACACCACCGCCGAGGATGGCACCAGCGCGCCGAGCAACGCAGACCAGATCATCGGCATCGGCGACGGGACCACGACCACATTCCAGCTGCTCAAGCTCTACGATGCTTCTGGCGACGCGCCATACCCGCGAGTGCTGACGCTTCCTGTTGACGGGACCGTGGTAGCCGCGCTCACCGGTGTGGCAACGACGAGCTTTACGGTGACCGGAGACGGCCAGGTTGTCTTCGCTGTCGCGCCGATCCTCAACGCAGTGATTACGGCTGGCTGCGAGTTCGATGTGCCCGTGCGCTTCACAAAGGCGTTTGACGAGTGGGCATCCATGCAAGCCGATGCCTTCCAGACGTGGAGTTTCCCTGACATGGGCTGCATCGAGGTGCTGTCTGAGGTCGAGACGCCCGAGCGTTGGAACGCTGGCGGAGGTCGATACTGGCTAGACGCTGGCCAGGACGTTGCGCTAACGATGAACGATGGTCGACTGCACACCATCGCAGCAACGACAACGATCAGCGCATTTCTGCCATCTGTTGCCCGAATCCCGAGCGGACACATCTTCACGGTTAACGTGCCGGCTGGCGCCGCTGGGACAGTCCAGATCCGTGACGAGCTAGGCGTCGCCATTGGCTCCCCGATCGCAGCGGGCGCGTCCAACTTCGTCGGCCTTGTGCGCAGTTCGACTACCAGCACATGGGTGGTCTACTGATGGCGCGCACCGCGATGGATGAGCACTTCGGTGGCGCAGTCGACCTGGTCCCGGTCTCTGACTACAACCTGCCGCTGCCGTCCGGCGTGCCTGGCGCAGTGCGTATGCACATCCTGCGGCCAGGAGTATCCGGGCTGAATGTTGTTCTGCCCATCGCGGCGCTGTGTCCGCAAGCAGTCGGCGGAGAGCCGACGTTCACGATCATCAACTTCGGTGCGCACGCGCTGACGCTCAAGGACGTGCTTGGTTCGACCGTGACGACGATCGCGGTGGACGAGGCGTTGCAGGTAATCCTGCAAGACAGCGGCACCGTGCAGGGCATCTGGATCTACCGCAAGACTGCTGGTGCAGTGGAGTCCGGTGCTGGCATCCCGAACGTCGGCGAGCCGTTCGTTATCAGCTTACAGTCTGGCACAAACGTAAGCATCCGCGAGTTGTGCAACCAACAGGGATACACCGGCATTGGCCCGGCGAATGTCACTGCCGGGCTGTTCGTCTCTCCTGGGTCAAGCATTGCGCTCATCGGATCGACATCGACCAGCGAATACGCGCTCAGCACTGGCGTTTTCCCTGCCGGATCGACACTCCAACTCAATATTGGCGTAGGCGCGTTCATCTGTGGGAAGGGTGGCGCAGGCGGGGCAGGCGCACCGATCGCAGGACTTCCGTCAGACGGAGATGACGGCGGTCCTGCGTTGTTGGTCGAGGTTCCAACGATCCTGGTCAACTACGGCAAGATCCAGGGTGGTGGCGGTGGTGGCGCTGGTGATGCCTCAGTCGCAGCCAGCGGCAGTGCTCCAGGCGGTGGAGGAGGCGGCGGCGCAGGATACGAACTGAGCTTTGGCGGCTACTCGCAAAACCCAAGCTCGACAGGTGGCGTTGGTGGCGTCCAAGCACCTGGATACGGTGGCGTAGTCGCTGGCGCATACTATGGCGGCATCGGCGGCGCGGCTGGGTCTAACGGGAACGTCTCAAGCAACGGCAGTGCGGTTGGCGGATCTGCCGGAAACGCCATCGCTGTAGTTACTAGCGCGCTTGGATCTCTGACCAAGACCGTCGCCGGGACTATCGACGGCGCAGAGGTGACGCTGTGACATCACGGCCAGGACGCATCGCGCTCGACGAACTACGCATGGCTCGCGGTAAGCGCCTATGCCACATGATCAAGGTCGTTCCGATCTCGCTCCCACCACTGCTGCTGACGGACCACGACCGAGAGTTGACATTCGATGGCGAGGTCTACTCGCCAATCAGCTTCGGAAGCATGTCGGCCGACCGTCGCGAGGCAGCATTCCGTAGCGGCAACCAAGAGGTTGTCGGATCAATCGACGGCGAGACGATCACCTTGCCGCAGCTCGACGCAAACAGATACCGAGGCGCAGAAGTGCGGATCGCAGTCATTGACTGGCAGTATCCGTGGGTCGTGTTCGCCCGGCATCGCAAGTGGATACGCAGCATCGTGCGCGATGGGTCGACGTTCATTGGGACTATGGAGGGCCGTTCGCAGAGTCTCCAGCGACCGAGCGCGGGCAGGTTCGGTGGATCTTTTACCACCAACTGCACCTACGAACTTGGCGACCCGACGACATGCAAGAAGGACATCTCGCAATGGGAGTTCTTGGCGCAGGTCAAGACCGTCATCGACGGGCGCCGCAGCTTCGAGTTTTGGCAGAACAACTTCCCGACCAACAACCCGGCAACTGGAACGACGTTCCTGGACAACTTCTACCGCGACGGATCGGTCGAGTGGGTATACGGACCATCCACGTCTGGCGAGCCATGGACCGGGCTCACGACCACGACGCTGACTGACTCGGCTGCATCGTGGACCACCGATGAGCACGTAGGCAAGTATCTGCTGATCGTTGATGCTGGCGGCCTCGTCCATGCTGACGCCCTTGTCACGGGCAACACAGCCACAGTGGTCACGTTCGAGGAGATCGACAGCGCATCGGCAACGCCTGGACTGTACGGGTTCACGGAGGCTTCGAGTATCGCCGGGACCGTTTCGCCTATCGTGAGCCACGTTCACAGCAATAGGCAAATCGACCTGCTGATCCCGACCCCGGCAACGATCGAGGTTGGAGCGTGGGGCATTCTTCGTCCAGGGTGCGACGGGCTTCTAACGACTTGCCGCATCAGCTTTGCGAACCAACTCAACTTCGGGGGAGACCCATTCGCCCCGTCTAGCGTGCAGATCATCGAACCGGTGGACGATTCCGCATGATCGCACTCGAAGACTTCCTTGGTGCGGTGCGGAGCTGCATCGGCACGCCAGTGGTGCATATGGGCAGGACTCCTGGTAAGGCGATCGACTGCGTTGGTTTGCCCTGGGCTGCTTGCAACATGCTCGGCATGGGATTGGAGTCGACGCGGACATACAACGCGCTGCCGAGCGCAGAAGACATGGCCAACGGTCTCGCTGCATATTGCGACGAGGTAGAATCTGGCGGGCATCTGTGGCAGGTATTCGTTGGAAGCCAAGCACGTCACATCGTGATTCCGTCAGGCGTCAACGAGTGCGGGCAGCAATTGGTCATCCATGCGTGGGGTCACGGGCGCCGCCAGGTATGCCAGACGGTCTTCGACCGCCGCGTCGCTCGACGCTGGAACATCAGGGGGGTTGCATAGATGGCGTCAGCAGCAGCATCAGGACTTACAGCAGGAGGAGCCTTTGCATCGGTCCCATACGTTGGTTGGATCGTTGGAATCGCTGCCGCATACATCGACTCGACGTATGTCTATCCGGCATTGGCTGGCAAGGGGCGCGGAGCAGCCAGGCCGCCGATCCTGCAAGGCGTGCCGGTCGGTAGCAACGAGTCTGGCGCCCCAAGAATCGCTGCCGTTGGAAGACGGTGCAGAGTCCCTACGCATGTGCTGTGGCAGAACCGCAAGGTCAGAGAGTCGCAGGCTACAGGCGTCAAGGGTGGGACAAGCACTGTCCTACGACGGGTCTACATCGACGCACTCGTCAGCCTGAACGACAGGCGAACAAGCTCGCTCCTACAGCTCGTCGGGAACGGAAAGCTGATCCTCTACAAGACCCGCAACGTGAGCGGCGTCACGACGAGCGAGATGTCCGTCTCCTACAGTGCGGCAGGATCTCTTGGCGCCAGACTGATCGTCGAGACCGCATCGAGCGAGGAGCCGAGCTTTTTTGATCGGTTCCAGGTCGGAGACTTTGCCATCGCATCCGACTTCGTCCACGAGTCAGGGCCGGATGAGTTCAACCAGACCTACTTTGAGGTTCTCGGTGTAACCGACCACGTTCCAGGTGTGCCGAGCTACATCGACTTGGCCCCTCGCGACAACCAAAGCATCAACCCATCGGTCTACAGCGGCGGCACCACCTTCTCGCCAGCATCGCTGGTCAAGGTGAACGACGCGATGCTGCTCACCGACCCAGCGCAGTATGCACAGGTGCAGGTCATCGGCGCCGTCGCCAGACTCGACTTCCTCGACCCAGGAGGAGGACTCCGAACTGATGTATTCGGACCTGGAAACATCGTTCGCGTGAGGAACGTCAAGCAACAGTCATCCGCTACAGAGATCGCAGCATCGAACACATGGCGCGTCACATCGTCTACGGCGAACGGCCTCACGATGGTGAATGTGTCTGGCACGCTACCTGGCGCCACGCTCTACGAGAGCGTCTCGACCACGAAGCCGATGACGATCGAGTTCATCACTCAGAACCTATTCAGCCAAGGCATCTTCCCACCAGACTACGACCCGGAGTCGAACTTCTACAACGGCGCGGAGTCGCAAGGCGAGCATCCGCTAGTTGTAGCGGACAAGGGAACCGGGCGAATCCCGGCGTGGCGCGGGGTCTCGTACCAGGCGCTCGATCAGTTCTTTGCAACTCAGTTCGGCGATCAACTCCCCTACTCGTTGGAGGCACTGATTGAGCCGGATGTCGCATACACATGGAGCGAGGCCGCCCAATTTGTGCTCCAACGCGGTGGCGTTCCATACTCTGCAATCGAAACCAGCGGGATGCCGCAGAAGACATTCAACGGCATGTATCTTCGCGGCGCAGTCCCTGCGCTGACGGCGATGCAGCCGATGCTAGTAGCCGGCCAGATCGTCGGCCAGGAGCGCGACGGGACCATTGCACTATTCACGATCGACAACGCAGACGTTGTGCAGATCGAGAACGGTGCCGCGTTCTCGGACATGGGCTGCATCGTCGATGGCGAGCAGCGGATCGACAACAAAGTCACCGTTGAAGACCAATCCGAAGAAGAGTTGCCGACAAGCGTCGGCGTGCGCCACCAAGACCCTGACAACCAATATGCAGACGGTTACCAGCACTTCGGTTTGCGCGGCCCGTCAGGAGTCAGCCACAAGAATGAGCAAGAGCTTGACCTAAGCAACATCGTGCTAACCCGCAAGGAAGCACGCAACCTGGCAGCCACTGTCCTGCGGCGCAGCTGGATCAACCGCACCAAGTATCGGTTCACGCTGCCGGCCGCATACCTGGACCTGCTAGAGAACGACCTGCTTACGTTCACGACGGACAGCGGCGAGGACATCCGCTGCCGGGTCATACAACGCGACATCGGCGCGGACTTCCGCGTTGCGATCACGGCAATTGCCGAAGACGTTGACCTGGAGGTCACAGGTAGCCCCGTGCAGACGGGCGCGGGATTGCCGACGCCGATCGTGCTTACGCCGGCATTGCTGCGCATTGTCGCCATCGACGCGCCAGGCGTGCGCAATAGCGAGACGGTGTCTCCCGGCATCAAGTTCGCCATCTGCGCGGAGGGCGGAGGCGCCAACTGGGCTGGCGCTGCGATCTACGAGTCGGTTGACGGGGCGAGTTACCAACTGCTGGACGTGGTCAGCTCACAGGCTGCCGTGGCATCACTCGAGGGGACTCTGTCGGCGCAGACCGCTTCCGAGGTCTATGGGACGACTACGGTCACTGTGCGCGCTCAGACGGTAGACGTGACGTTCGCATACGAGGGCGACACCGCAATCGAGGCGGCAACCCAAGCCGAGGCCGAGGCAGGAAAGAACTGGGTGGCCATCTACGACGGTTCCGAGGTCGAGATTGCAGCATTCACGACAGTGACGCCGAATGGAGACCGCAACTACACGCTCGGCGGATGGCTGCGCGGCCTGCGCGGAACGACATCCGTTGACAGGTTCGCGGGCGCCCAGCTGGTGATGTTGCACCCGTCGCAAGATAACGTCTACTTCCGCGAGTTCTCTGGCTCGATCCTGCCAACGTCGCTGGCGTATAAGTTCGTCCCGTTCGGCGAGAGCATCGACAACGCCACGGCAAGCCCAAGCACCGCCACATGGCGCAATGCTAGGCCGCTTCCGGTGCGCAGCGTCACCAAGACCATTGGCGCCAGCCCATATGACGCACGGCTTGAGGTCGACGCGCACTGGTCCAGATCGGTTCTGCCGCTCGGCACGCAACCGCCACACCCAATGGACGAGCCGTTCGAGGCGTACCGCTTCGACATCTACGACCCAACCGGTGCAACGCTACTGCGCTCGAAGACCATCACTGCGCAAGGCAGCGGAAGCGTGACCCTGCGCGACAAGTGGGTCACCTACACGGCCGCAGAGCAGACCGCAGACGGCTACACGCCAAGCGCCGCCGAAACCTTCTGGGTCGATGTCGTGCAGCTGGGCGAGTTTGGCGACAGCCCGAGCATCTTGGAGGAAATCTAGGATGCCGATCATCCAAACCGAAACGCCTCTGGTCGTCTTGGCTGGCGACTTCGCCAACACTGTCGGCTCGTCGACGGGCAGCGAGGTTGAGGTCACTCGAGACAGCGACGGCAAGCTACGACTGTATGCACCACGCTCGCAGACGATCCGGCTTAATTTCCACGTTGCCCCTGACTCCGCGCTGACGCTGACCGATCAAGCGTCGGCCATCGACTTCCTAGCCGGCAGTGCGCGCAACGTGCAGCTGGTCGACTGCTCTGGATGCACGCAGGTCCGGTTGCAGAGCCTAGTGGAAGCTGCGAGCGCATCCGAGAACACTCCCCGCCTGGTCGCCATGTATTCGACCAGCTACTCGGCTACAGCTGGCGACTACAGCGACATAGGCTCGACCGAGGTCAGCACTACCATGTTCTCGACCGGCCATAAAGACTCAGGCTGGATCACTATCACATCCGACGCGATCGCTGACGACCTATACGTCTCAGTGATGCAGATCGGTGGCAACGGCTCCGCCGATCCATCCGTGTCCGCAATCATTGTCGAGCTTCGTTAGATGACCACCAAGAACGCAACACCGATGACCATCACCGTAGACAAGAAGATCAGTCTAGGCATTCTCTGGACGATGCTCGTCTCCGTGCTGGGCGCGGTCGCCTACATGGCCAACCTCAATAGCAACCTGTTGCTAGCTACAGAGACGCTCAAAGAGGTCAAGCAGGCCATTGAGCGCAACACGTCGCAGATCGTCAAGTCGGACAGGTCGCTGGCCGTGCTCGATTCCATCATCATCGGAATTGAGCGACGCCTTACCGTGGTCGAAGCCGCCCTTAAGAAGGGCAACTAGTCATGGTATGCGCGACTTCGTTTCCCCGCTTACGCTCGGCGTCCTTGCCGTCCTCACCATCGTTGGCGTCTTCGCCAGCAACCAACTGACCCGACTCGATCGCGGCATCGCCGACGTGGTTTCGGGGATGCACGAACGACAACTGACTATGCAAACATTCACCGAAGAAGTCACCGTAGGCACGCGCAAGATCACTGTATCGACGACTCGCCAGGACGGCGAAACGCTCGACGCTTGGATTGCGCGACACAACGCGGCAGTAGCCGCACTTGGATAACATGACAGAAGCGATCTTTAACCGGGCCAACTTGATCTTGTTGGCTGTCACCGTCCTTTGTTTCACCATGGCATCATGCGCCACGCCTGCCGAGACGGCTGCGGTCACGACCGCGATCATCGGAGCTGCTGGCGCGTTTGTGCATGAACTGCAACCGCTGCTATCGCCGGAGATGCAGGCCAAGCTGGCGACTACCGCAACCACCATCGACGGCACAGTATCGGCGACCGCTCAGGCTGTCGGGATCATCGCTGACGCCATCGCGCAGTTCAAAGCGTCAGTCGCTACGCAGTCGGCTACCTTTGCGGACGGCATCGGGGCGGCCAAGGAGCAGTTGGCAGCGATGCCAAGCCGCGAGGAAGTCTACCTGGTGGGTTCTGGATCTGCTGCCGGCGGGACCGTCGTCAGCCGTGTGCTGTCGCGAATCAAACACAGCACCAAGGCTGCTGCGTAGCCGACTACTGCCAGTAGCTGGCTGCGGTGTAGTTCGAGATCGGCAGACCTGGCGGAGGCTCTGGGAACACCACGTTGCCGCCGAGCGCGTCTAGCCCGTAGTCGAGCCTTGCGCCGTCGTCACGCATCGCGAGCCAAGACCACGCCCAGTTGGCGGTAAAGGTGATCTCGATGATCAACACCGCCTCGATGTCCGTGGCCGTGAATGGCGTGGACGGCGGCGCCATGTCTTCGTAGAGGCGGGCAGCGAACGTCCGCCCGTCGGCCAGGTCGACCCATGCGTCCAGCGTGATGCCGTCCGAAGAATCCGGCGCCACCCTCAGAGACATCTCGCCGACTGACCCGTCGCCGTAAATGTAGGCGCGGCCTGCGACCGAAGCCAGCGCGCCGCCGATCGGTTGCACGCTTCCAGAATCAGATCCGCCACCGCCGCCACATGCAGCAAGGATCAGGACCGACAGGAGCGACGGGATGGGGTTACGCTTGACGGTAGGCATGGTATAATCGAGTTTTCGGAGGAAAGATGGCAGACCAGATCACAATCAGCCCGGACCCAGTAGAGCGCGGAAAGGCCGCTACTATTCACTACAACGGTACCAACCCGCAAACGTTGACGGTTACTTGGTTCCCCGGTGGAAGCTCCACGGTGACGACCGACGCTGACGGCAATGTCACCGTTACGGCGCCCGACAATGCGGATACGGTCAAGGTCACAGGAGGCACCGCCCCTGGCCTGTCGACGATCGTGATCTAGGATCACTTGCCGATTCGATCCCGCATCTTGTGCAGGTAGCCGCGCGCGCTCACTCCGCGAATGTCGTCCCGCTTCGCCTCTTCGCGCAGCGATGCGATGGTCAGCGCGGAATCCTCGTACAGCCGCGCCATGATCTGCTTGGCGACGACTTCGTCAGCTGACGGCAGGCACGCGCGCCCGCAGATGGTGCTCCCCTCCGCCTGTCGCTGGTTCCACCATGCTCCGCTTGTGAATCCGCACGACAGCAGCAGTAGGCCAGCGCCAGATATGGCAAGTGCGCTTCGAGCGACGGCAGTGGCTTTGCGTTGCCGTTTTGGTAGTAGTTCGACTCTCATGGTTCACCTCTTGCCCCTGTTGTAAGCTTCGCTGCGTAGTTTCTGGTACTCCGAGCTTGTGACGATCCGGTAGCGATCAGGTATCGCGACTGCCCACGCCTCCCCGGCCCTTGACTTGGTTGCGCGCCAATCCTCGAGTGCGTCGAGGTCGATCAGCCAGTTGCCTGCGCGGAGCGAGTCTGGTGGCGACGACAACCCGCAGAGCGCGTCACATGATACTTGGAAGAATTGCGCAAGCTGCCGGATCGAGAGCAGTCCAGGCTCGGCGCCGGTCTCCCATCGAGATATTGACGCCTGCGGTATACCACTCTCCTTGGCAAGCTGCGCTTGCGATAGCCCGCGCGAGGATCGGAGACGGCGCAACGTCTCGGCGAATGTCTTCAACTCTTCCATGTTAGCTCCTGGTTGTGGAGCGCAGACGGTGCCCAGCCGCCCGCGACCAACCTAGAACTACCCCGAAGCGGGTTGTTTTCGCAATACGTACACCGGATTCGGGTTGACAATGCGCAGGCGGGTTGGCATCTTGCGCGTGTGACAGCAACCACGGAGTCCCCATGCCATCGACCAAACTCGCCGCGCGCATATCTGCTGCTGCGGCCTTGCGTATCCGTCAGAAAGTTTCGCATGGGGAACGTTGCTGTCTCTCGTTTGATGGCTTTCTGACCGCAACCGACCGGCGCTGGCATGGCGTCGGTCGGGTTGCCTTTCTCCGTAGCTGTTCGGCAATCGAGCGATCCGAGATCGGATCTGTCAACCGCCCGAAAATCGGAGACCACCAGCATTCGCCGGATCGTCCGGCTCCCCGTGGTGGGCGTGGCCTGAGAGAGAAGGGCCACGGGCTGACCGCCCAGCGCCCTGCTTCGCTGTGGCTACGACCAACTGCTGCAACGGGCAGCCACGGGTTTTCATCTGGGGCAACAGCTGGCGAGTCTGTTGTCCGCGCATGGCGACTTGGGGCAGGTGGTCGCCATGCGCTTTTTTACACGGCGGCGGGCACGCATACACCCAATGACCCAGCGGTAACGCTCCCTTGCTCTCTTCCCTTCCGGGAGCTGCCCGCCGCCACTTTCTTCACGAGGTAACCTGATGCGATTAGTCAAAGGTGCTGGAAGCATCGAAACCGGGGCCTGCTGGATGTCGGCCATCTCCTACTACGCAGGCTACGAATGGTCCGATCACCCGGAGTGCGTAGATCCTGTTATCCGGACGCTGTGTATCCGGCTCAACGACATGCTGCCGTCGGATTCCGAGCGAGAGCGCGTCATTGGTCCTCACATCATGGCGCCGATCGGTACTGCGCAAGGCATAGACCTGATGCGGTCGCGAGCGTTCGTGGTTGCCGATAACGCGGTTCGCGTCTGGGCGCCGATGGCTATGGATGCCTGCGGGCGAGGGGTCGACGCGGAGAAGTTGCGTTCGCTACCAAAG